AGTTGCTTTACTAACTTCTGCAATCTTTTTAACACCACTAACACCAGCAACAACGCCGCCTACCGCTTCTGCACCTGCAGCTGCACCTTCTAATTTGGTCATTGACTTACCAGTATTAACTGCATCAGGAGTACCAGGAACACCAGGTTGTCCTTCTGCGCCAGGAGTTCCAGCTTCAGGCGTATTATTTCCTGCTATGATAGCACCTGCCGCGGCACCAAGGCCCATTAGACTTAGAAGTTTAAATGCTTTACCTAAGAATCCTTTTCCTACTGTTGTTGCAAGAGTTAATACTCCTAATAAAGAAGTTATTGTTCCACCAAACATCGTAACAGCTGCACCTAGTGTTAAAAATGGATGGTCTTTAGCAAAATTTAACAATGTATCACCAAGTTCTTTAAATTTCTTAGTAACTTCTGGATCGTTCATCATTTCAGAAATTGTTTCAAGACTTAATTTAACACCATCAACAAATAAATTTAATATTCCAGTAAAGAGTGTTTTTAATCCTTCTTTTACTGTGTCTTTACCAAGAAGACTCACAATACCGCCAGCAGCAATACCACCAAGAACAAGTTTAAAAAGTCCTGGCATAAAATCAAAAATTGTATCCAGTAATGATTTTTTCTTTTCTTCTGGAACTTGTTTTACATTTGTTGGTGTAGTACTTGCTTTTGATTTTGCTAATTTTGATTCATAAAGAGCTTCTTGTTGAGCAGATGTTTGGAAAAAACGGTCGGCTTTATCTCTCTGAGTGCCTCCAGAAAGTTTAACCAATTTAACAATTCCTTGGCGCATAACATTCATGTCACGCATCATAATAGGAAGAGCCATTGTGTTCTTACCAACTATATCTAATTTTGATGCGACTCGTGATAACTGTTGGACAACTTCTGTATTGTCCATTGAGGCTATAGTTTTTTCAGTTTCAGCTTTTGGTATTTTAATATTTTGACCAGCTTTAAAACCTTTTACATTTGGAAAAAGTGCATTTAACATACCTCCTGATTTAAACAAAGAGTTTCGATAGTCCATCTTTTCTCTTATATTTTCAGTAACAGAGGACCCCAAGGAACTTAAAATTCCTTTGCCACTTTGTCTTTGTTTTTTTAGAACGTCTTTAAATGCCATTTTTAGTTATCTCTTAGAAGTTGCTTTTTCCAATTTAATCTTCTCATTTTCTTCTTCAATATATTTAATCAACATACTTACGTAAATTGATTTTTCCCATGGAATCATTTCGTTTAGTTCACTTAAGCTATACTTGTGATGTTGCATCATCGCAAAGTTAGTCTCATAATGATTCCTCAAATTATCATGACCAAACGTTATACGAAAAAATTTTGAATTCCCTCTACAACAATGTTTTCCTTATATCCACATTTACCACAATTAAACTCAACCTCTTTTTTAATTTTTGGTAATGTTTCAAAAAATGCTTGAACTTTATTAAATTGTTCTCTTGACAAACCATCTACAAACTCGGACAACTCTTCAGCACTTAAATCTTTTCTATAGTACATAGTGTCGGCATCGTAAATATAATCAATACATGAGGCAACAATTTTTAAAATCTTATCAATCTCGGATAGTTTTTCGTCTCCAAGATTTTCCATAGTTGCAAAACTAGGATACTTCATAACCATACCTAGTTCTTTAGACAATTCAATTTTATTTGAATGGTTTGACGGAATCTCAGGTTTTATTTCTAAGATGTTTAGGTCGAATTTAACCACATGGTTACAGGTCTTTTCTTCACCTTGTTCATCTTTAACTTTGTTGTTACACTTATACTGTAATTCAACAACTTCACCAACAGACCTTGCTCGGAGATTTAAAAAGAAAAATTCTAAATCAGCAATAGGTAAAGCGTTTACATCAATATCATCTAAACAACAATTATTAACAATCTGTTTAACGGAATCTAAAATTGTTTTTTCTTCCATAGACTCTAAAGCCATAAGAAGCAATTTTTCTTCCTTAACTAAAAACGGTCGGAATCTTACATTTTTCTTTGTAAGTGGTAAATCTACCGTGTGTATCGGCACATCAATTTTAGGCAAAGCCATATATTATCTCCATAAATTAAAAATTAAATCACTTTATTGAATAGTGTTGCAATAGGTGATGCAGCGGTTGTGGTTGCACCGCTAATGAAACTGGTGAATTTTGTTCCAAACAAAGCTGCACCAGCTGCAACTAAATCATAGTTACCATCATATAATGTACGGTATTTTTGATAAGCAAACTGGACAGTTAGTCGATGGAATCCTTCTTCACCCCAAGAAACTGGTTGTGCTGAGATACTGACAGGAAAAGCATCCATCAATTCTACAGCATATATTTGTCTAATAAATTCATCGTATTGAACCACTTTAATATTAGTTAGGTAACGAGAATTTCTGCCTTTTGGAAAACGTAAATTGTTTGTATCTGTAGGCATAATAGCTTCTAACCATTTATCGAATAACTTTCTCTCATAGAATTCGTTAGTGCATAGAAAGGTCAAATTTGTTTCATTATATTGTGTTTGGTAAGGTACTTTAAAACCTGGACCATAAATTTTTGCATCAGCTGTAATGATAGATTTGCCTGGCAATTCTGCTGATTCGCATTGTAATGCTAAGTAACGTGACATAGACGGATTGTCACTTCTTGATTGTGGATCAGAATTATTTCCAAACGCATCACGTACCGCTTGTGTAATATCTGCAACAATAGAATTTGGAAAGTTTAACAATTGTTCAATAAGAGAATTGTTAATAAACTCATTAATGTACACTGGAATAGGTAACACCACTTCAAAGCGGTTGTTTTTAGCCAACCCTTCCTTTGCATTAATGTTTGACAGGAATAACTGTGGTGAAAATGACATTAGAATTTTTTCCTAGAATCTGAATATACTTTACTTGTTGACGCACCAACAAAAGATTCCATTGGCAACAAAGCGGCAATGTCCCATTCATCAGCGGTAATTTCTAAAAACCTAGACTCGACTTGAGAGAACAAATACCTTTTAATACAAGGTTGGTGTTCAAACAATTTTGAAGTTGAAGCTAATAAACTGTAACTTAATCTAAGTTTTGTAGACTTGTCATACTTGTCGTTGTTAGTAAAATCACTAAGTTTATCCAAAAGAATGATACGTTGCTTTGGGTGAATATAATGTAAATTCAACCCTAAAAAACCGTCTGAGTACTGTTCTATTGGTAGAACCAATGGGAACCTATCGTAATATGGCAACTTATCCTTCGTTTTCGGATCATACGAATAAAAATACATACGACCTATAATGGTACTATCTTTCAAACGTTTTCGGTCTGCCAACAATGCTTGTCTGGTAGGGCTCAAGTTGTTTATTTTAGCACGCAGCCATGCTCGTGCCGCATTTGTACGGATGGTTAAACCCTCTTTAGCAAGAGAAGTCTTAATACGTTCGATTAGATAAGCCATGTCTCTATTTATTCATTATTTAAGCAATACCTTAATATTGCCTTTGGTTTCACACATTTCAAGCATAAGTATTGGTGTCCGGTTTAATGATGATTATTGGATACCAAGATGCTTTTCTGTTAGTACTTGGAAGACCCATCCTCTATCTTTGCAGAACTCGTCAGCGGCTTTCCATTTAGACTGATTTACCACGTAGGTTATAGATTCTTCTATAAACCTCTTGGTCTTTTTCTTTTGGGTCGGTTGCCTTGTCTGATATTCTGGTTTAACCTCTATTACGTGGGTCATAACCATACCGTCACTTTTCTTTATTTTTACAATAAAGTCGGGAAAATAACGATGTACCTTATTGTCCACAGGACTAAAGTATTTAATTACCAATTCTTCCGAAGACCAATAAATCACATTGTCACTTAAATCTAACCAATTCATAACTTGCCTTTCCCACGTGGAACGCCAAATAATATTTGAAACGTCACCTGCGTATTTTTGTGGGTTTTTTGGTATAAATCTTCCTTTATATGACATAAATAGTATTTAGTTTACATACAGGAACCAACATGGCTCTATTTTCATTCGGCGATATTAAGTTTACAAGTCCAGGTAGAAACGGATTTGGGGCTACTGGTGCTTTACTTGATGACCCATATCAAACAAATTTATTAAAGTATCCATCAGATTTGGGTGCTACGGACAAAGGCCATTATATGGTCATTCATATCAACGAACAGAAAAAATCTAGATTTGCAATGAACGCTAATACTGGAGATTTGCCTACTGTTGCTGAACGTCAGGCATACGGAATCGCTACGATTGGGTCTAATGCTTCGGACATTCTTACTGGTTCACAAAATATTGCTAATCGATTGTCTGGTGGTGCCGTTAACAATTTCTTCAACGACTTGACAAGCAAATTATCTTCTTGGGGAATTTCTACGAACGGTAGTGATTATGGAATATCAGCAACAAGAGAAAGTTTCAGTACAGATTTTTTACGCACCATCCAAAGAACAACTGATACTATTGCTTTGTACATGCCAGATACGTTGGCATTTAACTATCACCAATCTTATAGTGACATTAATTTAGGCGGCGACTTGACAGCTGCAGCATTAGCAGGCGGTTCAAGCATTGTTGATGCTATTAATAATAATCCTGGCGATATTAAAGGTGCTTTAACAGAAGGATTACAAAATTTATCTCCTTTTGTTTTGAGTGTTTTAGGCCAACAAAATAAACAATTAAATGCTGGTATAATTGCTGCCACTCAGATGGTACAAAATCCAATGATGGAGTTGTTATACACATCTCCGGCGTTTAGAACTTTTCAATTTGATTTTATGTTTTATCCTCGTGATGAACAAGAATCGGTTGAAGTACAAAGAATTTTAGATAAATTAAGATTTCATCAAGCACCTGAAATTGCTGAAAATACAAATTCCTTTTTCTTAGTTCCACCTTCTGAGTTTGATATTAAATTTTATTATAATGGCAAAGAGAACGTTAATATTCCAAAAATTTCTACTTGTGTTTTAGAAACTATTACTGTCGATTATGCACCAAACGGTTTCTCTGCTTATGAAGTACAAAACGAACCTTATCCAAGTATTGGCCGAACAGGTATGCCTGTTGCAATCAGATTAAGTCTTCAGTTTAAAGAAACAGAATATCTTACAAAACAACATTATCGTGGTGTTATTGCTAATGCTACATCATCTTCCGAAGATGAAATCCAAGCCGGCGATGACCTCGGCGGCACTTATTTGGAAGCTTAATAAAAATGGCAAATTACTTTTCTAAATTCCCAAAACTTTACCATAGTTTTGACGGTTTCAATACGTCACAGTATATCACAAATCTTCTAACACGTTTTACGTTTGAACAAAATTTTAAAACAAACACATCTGCTTATTATGAATATGATGTTCGTGAAGGAGACACTCCAGAAATTGTAGCATCTAAAATTTATAATTCACCAGAAAGACATTGGATAGTTCTTTTAATGAATGATATAGTTGACCCACAGTTTGATTGGCCTTTACAGTATGAAACATTGACCAGGTTCATAGACTCGAAATATTTAATTAATGCAGGATCAAATACATATGGTCAAGGCATTATTTGGGCCAAAGCAAATATTCATGGATATTATCGTGTAGAGAAACAATACTTGCCTGATGGTTCTATATCATTGCAAAAATATCAAATTGATGCTAACACATATGCTAATACAACAATATCTTTAAATAACTCAATAACTTTATCTGATAACACGGTCGTTGTTTTTGATACCAGAAAAGAAACTCAAAATTATTACGATTACGAATTATCTGTTAATGAAAGTAAACGTAGAATCAAATTGTTAAAGCCTGAACTTGTAGTACCTCTTGAATTGGAACTTGGTAAATTAATATGAGTAATTATAATGTAACGGCGGAACAAAGTACAAAATTTGTTATCCGAGAATTATACATTGTTGCACCAGATAACAGTAGGTATGACCTCAGCGATGTTTATCAAGAATTAAACTTATTTGATAATCTATTCATGCCGTGTGTTTCTGGTAATATTCAAGTTACAGATGCTGTGGACTTTGGCGGCAAATTACAATTGTTTAAAGGTAATAGAAAACTTAAAATTGTAATTGATAAGAGTAATGAATATGTTCCTGATTTGAGATATGAAAAAGAATTTATTATCTACAAACATACAAATCTTAAAAATTTGAATATGTCTTCCAAAACATACACATTACATTTTGTTTCAGAAGAATTTTTGTTATCGATGCAAAAGAAGGTAAGTCAGAATTATGTAGGTACATATTCAGATATAACAGCAACCATATTGATGAATGAATTAAAAGTTCCTGAATCTGCACCTAGAAATGGTTTAGGTGGAATAGGAACAATTTATCCATCAGATGGTCCACAAAATATTATCATACCAACTCTAACACCTTTTGATGCTATAAATTGGGTCACAAAAAGAACGGTATCAACATATAGTAATGACGGTGGCGATCCAGACTATGTGTTTTTTGAAACTGCTCAAGAAGGATATAATTTTGCTCCTTTAAAATATTTTATGGATTTACCATCAAGTTTTTCTATAAATTTTAACCCCAAGAATTTAACTGATAATCTTTCCCAAGAATTTACTGGCGCAAGAGATATGAAAGTATTATCAAATTTTAGTTTAATAGATACCGTAAAAGACGGTGTTTATGCTGGCAAGTTTGTTGGTTTTGATACACTAACTAAGACTTTTAAAATAACAAGTGTAAAGACTGTTTTTGAAAAAGACAAAAATCAAAATAATTTGGCTGATGGTTTAAATAAAGAAAAGAAAAAATATTCTGATATGAACGACTCTCGTGTAGTTACATATCCTTTTGCTACACCTAGACTAACTGATGCTTACATACAGGACTTTTCAGCGCAAGAAGTAAATTTTGCTGATAATACACAAGATTATATTTTTCAACGCAAAGCTATTTTTTCTAATTTGATGCAAAGACGCTTGCAGTTGATGATGCCTGGAAATTTTGCTCTTTTCTCAGGCGGTACTGTTGATGTTACTGTTCCTAAATATGCTATTGATGATGGTAAAGGAACTAAAGATAAATCTTTATCTGGAAAGTATTTAATCACCGGCACTAGACATGTAATTCGAGCTGATAAACATGAAACTTTAATCGAAGTTGCAACTGACAATATAGAAAATTAATATGCTATCAAAAGATTTTTACGGTAAAAATAGTTTTGTTTGGTGGACTGGCATCGTTGAAAATGATGAAGACCCATTAATGCTAGGCTCTGTGCAGGTGCGTATTATTGGCATCCACAGTAATGATAAAAATTTAGTTCCGACTGAAAGTTTACCTTGGGCTCAAACAGTACAGTCTCCAAATGGCTCTGCTACTATTTCTACTCCAAGACCTGGTGATTGGGTATTAGGTTTCTTCCAAGATGGTGACTATGCACAAATTCCTGTGGTGATGGGTGTATATAATGGTATTGAAAGTGCTCAATCACAAACAATTTATAGAGAGGTTGTTGTTAAACGTGGTACCAATAACGTTCCAAAACCTTCTCAATTTGACCGTGCAGTAGGCGAGCCAACAACTCCTCGAATGGCCCGTGGTGTTATGCAAGGTACTTTGACTAACACAACAAATAGTTTATTATCTAGCGCTTGTGATATTAAAAGTCAGATTGTCGTGGGTGTTGCATGGGCTAAATTAAAAAATAGTGAAGCCTTAAAAGCAATTAAAGATTTTATTGTGGAGTATTTGGTTCCATTATTAGGAGATGGCACTGGCATAATAACAACCATTATGGAAACTTTAAAATGGGTCGCATCTAAATTAAGATACCTTAATAGACTTTTAAAACCAGTTATACAATG